AATTGGGTTTCCATCAAATGACCAACCTATAATCGGTGAATGTGATAATCCAGCGTCTAATTCTCTAAGATTACCTGTACTAGGATCTCTGTATACGTTATCACCAAGAACAAATCTTAACTGTTTGGGATCAGATACGTGAGCATATTCACCACCATATTGGGTGTTATAACCAGCAAATACGTATCCTCTAGCAGGGTCTAAGTTACCATATAATTCTGTCTCTAAGTTCTTAGTCCACTCAAATACATTTGCAGTAAATGTAGCAAGTTCACCAACTGCTTCTAATCTAATAGTAGTTGTACCTGTAGCATATCCAACACCACGGTTTTCAACGGAAACAGTAAGTACCTTACCTTTATCTTCTCCACTGGTACCAATAGTTGCTTTACCAACAGCACCATATCCTTCACCATTAATGATAACTTTTGGAGGTGAAGTATATCCATCACCAGAAGCAATAACAGCGATTGAAACAATACGACCATTAATAACGATTGGTTGTGCTACAGCACCTTCACCAGAGTTTAGTTTGATTGTTGGAGAAGAAGTGTATGATTGTCCTGCATTAGTAACTGAAATACTCTTAATAGGACCACGTACAGCAGCAGTTGCAGTTGCACCTTGTCCATCACCACCAGATATAGAAACTAGTGGTTCTGAAGTGTACTCTTGACCAGGATCTCCTACAAGAATCTTAGTTACTACACCATTAGTAATAACAGCAGTAGCAGTAGCACCAAATCCACCACCACCTACAATACTAACAAGAGGAGAAGAAGTATAACCAGTACCACCTGAGGTGACATCAATTTCAAATAGTGAACCATTAACTACAACAGAAGCAGCAGCACCTTCTCCACCACCACCTGTAATTTCGATAGCAGGAGTCGCTGCAGCGTCATATCCTTTACCAACATTGGTAATATCGATACCTGTGACACCACCATACTTAATCTTGCTCTCAGACTTATATGACCAAGCAGCAACACCATTAACCCAGGTACCTATAGGTCCAAATGCAGTAGGAGGACGTTCTGATACAGTTTCTACTATTCTTGGAATTCTACTTAATTTTCTTTGGTTACCTGGAATTAGGGCAGATCCTATGAAAGGTCCAACCTTATAGTTTGGTATACCAGTCGTTGCAACATAAGAATAGTTGTCATTGAAGAAAACATTCTGTATATTGGTAGTAAAGTCCTTTATAGTACCACTAATACTCTCAACATCAGACTTACCTCTATTCAAGTCAACCGACATCAAGATGTTACCCTGTGGAGGGTTCTCTGAAGGAGCATCTATCTGATAAGAGAACGTAGTAGCATTAATACGTGATGTTACTTCAAACGTACCATTGAAAATCGTTGGGTTAGCACCATAGATGGTTACAGCATCCCCAACTAACAAACCGTGATTATTAACGCTATAAACGGTTGCAGTCTGATTATTCAGACCACCTGGCTCAATATTAGTAACTGATATCAGTTTCTTGACGTTATAGAGCCAAGATGTTACCTTTTTATCAGTAGTAGAAGAACCAAGCGATGCAACGTTTAGTTTGTCACCAGCCAAGTAATAAGAACCAGTGTCAGACAGAACGGTTCCTGTTGCCTCAGCAATACCCAAAATACGAAGTTTTACTTCAGTATCAAGCCCTCGATCAACATAGCAGAAGATATCTGAGTAAATCGTCGTACCACTATCCCAATCTTCAACAATACTGTTCTTAGAACGAGTACACTCAATAAACTGGTTTAATGACTTCTCTTTATACTGTACATACTCATTATCACCCATTATAATAAGACCATTTCTCTCTGGCCAACCAATAGTAGAGTCAACAGTGATAATAGAATCTGTTGTATTAATTGGTTCTACAAGAGTGGTTTTATAAGGTATAGTGAACTTACCAAGTAAAGTTTCTTCAGATATGGATAATTCGTATATGGTACCGACACCAGTATTGATTGCAATTACGTTTTCAACCAAGCAACTAGCATCTTTTACACTAGTGTCTACAGCATCAGCATATTGGAATAATTGAGAATCCTGGATGTTTCTAGAATCACCACTAATGAGTTCAACACGAATAATCGTATCTACACTCCAAGTAGCAGCAGATGGAGTAATTAACTCATTTTTAGGGTAAGATACATCAACTGTCTCAGAAAATAGGATTTTAAAGAGATATTCTGTAGCAGTCTTAGTACCTTTTGAGATATAGAAGTCCTTGATCGTTTTAATGATCTGAGGAGCATTTACCTTAGTATAATCAATTGGAGCATTAGGTAAAAACTGATTTACAAAACGCTGATACAATTCCTTAGAGAATAAAGAATCTAAGTTAGTAATAACAGTGTCTTTACTGTGTGAAGACTGAATACTATCAGATTCTTTAGTGAATATCTGATTTCCTCTCTGATCAAACTCAGTTACAGCAGAAACCCCTCTCTTACAGTCTCTAAACTGAGATGGCTGGTATTCTTTACCTGGGTTATGAATAGTAAATCCTGTTACTTCACCAAATCCAACATCACAAGATGCTGCAGCAGATTTTGGTTCAGCAATAACAACTGTTGGGGGTTCAGTAGATGAATATCCAGTTCCAAAACTGGTTATGTTAATATCAGTGATCTCACCATTAAAGATGGTAGCAACAGCAGTTGCACCTGTACCACCTACAGGATTTCCAGAAAGATCCTTTCTATTATCAACAATATAAACAGAAGGAGGATCAGTATACCCTCTACCACCAAATAGTAATTCGATATCAACTAATTTACCACCACTTACTGTTACATCAAGAATTTGAGCACCAACAGGGTCAATTATACGGCATCTAGGAGGAGTTGTATAACCTTTACCTGGAGCAATGACTGTTACACCATTTACCCTACCAACAGCGTCTAGAGTCGCTGTAGCAGATGCCTGGATAGAGTTAACAGCAGTAGGAGATTCAATCCAAACTGTAGGAGCAGTCTTATAATTTAAACCACCTTCCGTTACCGTAATAGAACCAGATTCTACTGATCCTTCAGCATCGATAGTTGCATCAGATATCTTTGCACCTGATGGATTTGTAAACGAAATAGATGGAATAGCATCATATCCAGAACCTGAAGAGGTTACATCTATTGCAGATACCTGTCCAGTTGCATCATCAATAACTACAGTTGCTTTTGCTATAACTCCTGAAGTGTCTGCAGGAGGGTCAAATATTACTATGGGTGGGTTCTCTGATGTATAACCTTGTCCACCATCAATTAAACTAATATCCTTAATACCATTAACAAGTGATTCAGCAGTTCCTAAGGTACCTTTTGTACCAGCAGGAGATAGAATAGTCGTCTTTGGAGTGAAATTTAACCTATATCCAGTACCACCTTCCTTTACAATTATATCTTTAATCTCACCATCTTCAACTTTAGTGATTGCAGAAGCACCTTTACCGAATTCTGGAGCAATTAGTTCTACAGCACGTACTGTAACGGTCCAAGCCAAATCAAGAGCTTCAGTAAAGATTATTTGATCTTCATAAACCGTAAAATCAATAAATGGTTTTTTTGGAACTCCATTTATAGCAACTAAGCAAGAAACAGTAGAAAGTGGAGTATAATTCGATGTATTTAACTTTAAATCGAATATTTTCTGATATGCTGTCTCTACTGTAATGGTATCCAGTACTCTTACAGGTACACTGGTATAACCAATCAGGTATTCTATAGTAGTTGGAGCACTAGACCCTTGAGGGATGCTAGGAGCGTCTCCTATGAAGCGTATAGTAGCACCTTCTACCACATACTGTGTGGTAGGCTCATACTGAACACCATTAATAACTACACGAAGATATTCGGGAGCAGATGGCGATATTGGAGTACCAAGAAGATTCAGATTGAATTGTGTCTTTACACCATCAACTTGAGTTGCAATACTCTCAAGTAATTGAATCTTTCTATTAAATTCTAAGTCATTAACACCAGGAGTGAAAACTACCTCTGGTGACTTTGTTGTAGTTCCATAATATATGATCTCATCATCAATCTTTATGGTACCATCTCTATCTAAGAAATAGTCAACAGTTTCTACGGTTATATTGTTATCAGTCGGTGTTATATCCGATAATACTACCGATGATGAAGATATGAAATTAGGATCATATTCATCGGAACTGATATCAGTATAACTGAGAATATTGTTCAGAACATCATAAGGTCTACCAGACTTTTCCTGCGATTTGTAGTATTGAACCATCAAATCGACAAAAGCCTGATCCTCCTCCTTTATAAATGCAGGAATCTGATCCTGGAGTCTTTGGGAAACCTTAACTGCCTTCATTTGTTGTTATCGTCTTAGAAGCAAGTATCGAAGTCTGGATATTCGAATACTGTGGTTGGATAATCAATGATATTTATCGAGGTTCCATCGAAGTTAATTGCAGTAAAGTCGAATGGATCGAATGTTGGAATGTTACTTCCATCAATTGTGTAATCTATAGTAATTACTTGTGGGTTAAAGATAGTAGGATCGACACCTGTACCGATGTTAACATTACCAGCAGAAAGAATTACTGTAATGGGAATACGATCTGTACCATCTGGAGTTTGTTGTACACTTACAGGACCCAAACAAACTTGTCCAGTCTTGTAGTTAACTGTTCCAACCCCTTGCTTCAAGATAACTTCTGCCTCATCTAATTTGGTAACCATAATCAAAGAACCTTTACCGTCATCACGAACGTTGACAGGTAAAAGTGCTGAAGTATCATTCTCGATGAATGTACTTGTACTTAAAACAGAATTGGTAGTAAGTTGTTGACTCTGTACGGCAAGATTGAGTAGATTCTCCGTATATCCTGTAGAATAGAAAATACCCGATTTAACAGAGGAGAATTTTGGTTCGCAAGTTCCTCCTGTACCACCTGCACCAGTAGTACCACCTGAGATATCACTAGGATTCAAAATCTCATTACCAAAATCAACGCACTGAGTAAATGTTGACCCAAATGGGAACCCAGTAACGTTCATACCTAATGTCATCGTAGTAGTATTACCACTGATAGCATTATCAGAAGAATCAACCATAGTCTGAAATGCAGAACCATCGATTCTTCCATTAAACCTATTTGCTGATCCTTGAGTATTGTATTGATCTATAGCACCTAGTACCTTCGTAGCAACCTCGTTATTAGATTGTACAGTCTTGGTACCGTCAAAGAAGACGTAAGACTTAGGACGAATGTATAGTGTTGTAGGATCAATGATAACTGGCTCAATAGCAGCCATTGAATACTTCAAAAGATCTGTTTTGATGCGCTTCTTAGTAGTTTCGTTTAGATTTGCACCACTCTTAGTTCTTATAGCGATGTAAACCTTTCCGTACACGGGTGGATATACACGCTCACCACCGTATGCCGTTACAGACTTTGCGGATGGATAAACGTTCTTAGTGATATATTCGTAGTCAGACTCTGTGACTGCCCTATTCTGGGATGAATATGCCCGTGGAGCGTTATACTTAATGCTTATAATATCTTCGCCTTCTTCACCAGACTGTGACGCATCTACTGTTGCCAACGATATGTTACCCGCTGGTACTATACGTCCTGTATTGTCAATTACGCGCCCAATAAAGTTAAATTTCTTACATCCGTTTGCTGCTGAACCATCTGTGCGTACATAGCGCATCTTAATGACTTCACCTGCAATCAGTTCGCGGCAAATAATACCATCTCCGAAAATAACCTGATATCTAAGGTCATCAGTTTCCTCAAGGAAGTAACCACGAGTAGTTCCATCGACATTAACAATGTTGGTAACGCGATTATAAGTATCGATCTCCTCAGACTGTGCGTTAGGTGAGATAGAAACATACAGTAACTCTGTATCAACATTATCAACAGGAATTTCATACTTACGTTTTTTAACATCAGTTACGGTATACTTGTATTCTAGCAAGTTACCTTGGTAAATTACGGTCTTCTTAAAGTTAGCAATACCTGAAGACTGATCAACAGAAGCAGCAATGTCATTTGGTACCGTAAAGATATAGGATTGACCATCTACCGCAGACATAAAGACATCTCCTTTAGGAAGAGTGACTTGTGCGGGATATATGGCAGAATCACCAATATATGTTGTTTGTACAGAGAAATTAAGACACGCCTTAGAGGCTTTAATAGATCTTGGTGTATAATTTAACTGTTTTGCAATCTTAACTACGTTATCACGAATAGTGGCAGACTCAAGGAATGCCTCATTCATACTCATATTCGCGTTAAACGAAGCGTAGTATGTGTTATATGCTAAAACATCTAATAGGTATGAAGCGGCTGAACCATCAAAGTCGTAATCGGTAAACTCTGTTCTGGTTCGAAGGTACGACCTAATAGACTCTTTAATTTCACTAAAGTCTAGGGATGTTAAATTGGATGGTATTGCAGCCATTGATTATGCACGTTCTAGTAGGAATTCAACAGATTGTACGAGAGTTTCACCTATAATTGTATAATCAATCTCTATATGTAGTGTATTTTCGTCTTGTTGATCGGGAAACAATCTGACATCATTTAAACCCACTCTTGGTTCAAATCTAGTGACAACGTTCTTAATTTCCTCTTTAATTTCTTCACCTACGAAGACATCAAAGGGTTCGAACAACATTTGTCTTAAACGAGAACCTTTCTTAGGTTGAAAAGGTCTTTCAGTGTACCCTGTACTGACGAGATTACGAATAGACTGTTTTATGGCATTCTCATTTTTCACTACAGCGAAATCTTCGGTATTAGGGTTTGGTTTGAAACCAATGCTAAAATCCCGAAATGCTCTACTGAGAGATCTATCTGCCCTAAAGCGATATGCCATTTAGTCTTTCTTATGTTTTTGCAGGTATTTATCTGATCTTGGATCAGTTATTAGATACTTACAATGTTCCCACCCATTCTCCTTGAATTCCTCACTCATATCGACAGGTCGCCTTACGGGACCTTTTGTCCATTCTGGAGGTTCTTCTGGTTTAGAATTCTTCATAATTACCACACTGTTTACTATTTAGCGAGTTCTGTGCTATAGTACCTATAGTTAGTTAGAGAAAATGCCAGTTAAGTCAAAAGCAGGATCCTGGGGTGCCAACACTTACATTGCTCCACCATCCAAAAAGACCAGACAAGGTAACAGTAAAAATACCAAATATGCTGCTACTAGCCGAAATGCTGCTAGAAAAGCATACAAAGGGCAGGGACATTAACCTGCCAGTACCGTAGCAGAGCCAAAAGCAACTACAGAACTACAAGGCCAACTCAATTTAGGTTTACCTGCTCCCAGAGGGTCGATTATTCGGATTACACGCCTCTTTAAGGCAAATACAGTAAAAGTAGTCGATTCAGCTACTCGGACGTGTCCTACGCCTCCCATATCCTCCATTGTGAGTAATCCACATAGTACTGGAGTTGGAATAATGCAAGTTAACTTACCACAAGGGCACAAATAGTTAATAATATTAGTGGTAACAGAAATATGAGGTGTAAACGTATCCATTTCGAGCATAATCGGTAGTCTATGGACTAAAACGGTTGCTCGGAGTGGATTTAGTGCTTCTAGAGGTATTAGTGGTTGTGGTGGCCACCAACAAGTCTTATTTTTGATCGTTATAGAATATGGTATAGGTGGAGATCCACAAGGTTGGGTACTATGAATAGTCGAAGGGATAGGTATCCCGTGTCCCGAACACGGAAGTCCATTATGAAATGAAACTGGTCGTAAAACTCCTAATGCCATTACTTAACGTCAAATGTTAAATCGCACTCATCAAAATATGGGTTACCGAAAGTATTTAGTGAATCGTCTAATAATGTTGCACCTGCGCCGCCCCAGTTCCTATAGTTGAGAGACCCCTCATACGGTCCCATTTCCATATGATTCTCTGCATTAACTAGTTTAGGTGGAACAGCAATTGCAGCGTGTGTAACCTCTTCTAGTGCCTTTCCACAAGGTGATGCTACTACAGGTGGGTTAGAACAAGGATTATCTGCTGCTATTGGATTACCATCACTATCATAACCTGCATTTACATCCAAAACACCATCTACAACAAAATTGTGCCAGCACGGATTAGGGAATTTACCACCAGAACAACTTGATAAGGTTACACTATTGTAGGTTACTGTGTTAGTTTGTCCTGTAGGTTGACCGTTACCATCAACTTGTTGCTGTACTATAGTCTGTGTAGCCCATCCAGTGTAATTTCCAGCACCAGCCCACGTCTCAAACTGCTCAAGTTCACTCATATTTGTAATTCCGTAATCATATGTCTGCTCATCTCCTCCAATTGGAGCAAAAGTGTACTGTCCTGGAGAAGATTCGTAACATCTTCCCTTTGCTTGACCATTACTACAGGGGTGTGAGTTCTTAATGTCACCTGAAATCTCGGTAACACGTGGTCTTAATGTGGCAGGATCACCCATACTCTTCAAGAAATTAAGAAAAGCGGTGTTTGTAGCTTCTCCAGCACCAGAAACATCACCTTCAAATTGTATACTAACTCGAATTCTTGCCATTTCTCGCTTAGAACCGCAATATTTGAATGGCATATACCCAAATACCTTCTCAACTCCGTTTTCATCTAATGAAGTATATGGACAAGGTATGTCAAAAAAGCGTCTAACCTGATACATTTTAGGTTGTCCCACCTCTACACATCCGCTAGGGTAGATTCCTGCCATTCCAGAAGACATTTTTGACTCAACGGTACCCGAAACTG